GGGCGATGGATGCGACCAGACGGACAACGCAGGGAGACGCTGGTACGACAACATCGTGATCGTTGGTAACGGAGACCCGGTATCCTGTGCCGAGATTGGTGCAACGGCCGCTGACACCTGGACCATCGACACCTTCAACCTCAGCAACCCCTCCACCTGCACCCAGGGCGCCTGCTCTGCCGCTGCCGATGCGTACGCCACTGCCGATGGTACCGCCTCTGGCACGATCAGCTGGGAGATTGACAACGACTGCGACATCGCGACCGGCCTCAACTACGTCGACATCGACACGCTGGGGTCCGGGGTTGTCTGTACCAATTCCAACACCTGCAACCGTGCCGATGTGTGTGACTACTCGGCCAAGACCGCTGGCACCTACACCGCCACCATCCGCTCGTGCGTGGGAGCCATCTGCGGCACCGCAACCGACACCTTCCAGGTGCTCGCCCCTGCAGCAGGCGAACCTGGCGGACGTAAGCGCGGAGGAGGGGTGCTACGTAGCATGCTGGAGAATCTCGAGAACCTCTATGCTGATCCGTACAATCCTCTTCCTCCTCCTGCTAACTGAGGCGGCCCATGCGCAGTTCGCCCATCCCGCGACGTGGACGATCCGGGCGAAGTCCACATCCTCAGTTGAAGGCCCAACAGATGCCATTTGCCTTGTTCGCTGCGTTGATGGCGGAGAGGTCACCTGTGCGACGCCGAGTGCTAGTGGCGAAGTGGCATTCACTGTTGGACCAGAAGGCTGCCTGCGCGCAGTGGCTCGCAACACTGCCGGATCCAGTGGGCCCTCAGCAGAAACGGCTTGGGCTAAGGAGTGGGCGGTGGGTGACTGCAACCGGGACGGCGCTGTCTCAGTCAGTGACATCATCTGTGTAAACCTAGAGATATTCCACCAATGACTGAGGGCGATATCCACCTAAAGCGAGAAGTAGTGGTAACTTGCCGCTCACTGCTGCTGCTGTTCGGTACCGCGGTCACGTTGGCCGCCAGTGCTGGGGGTTTCGTCTTTACCAGATGGCAGCGGTTTGAGGATTGGGTGAATAGGGTAAACGACGCTGTAGACACTGTCTACAAAATCCAAGAAGCGCATGAGAAGATGGAGAAGCGGCTTGCTGATGACCTAAGAAACACCGCTATGCACTGTCGTCTGGGCAATCTTCCTATCCCTTGGTGCGAGGACCAAGGACACAAGACACCGAAGAATCTTACACACTGATGTGTAGATAGAAGGAGAGAATAATGACCCAACCTGCAATGCCTACTACTGGCCTGGCTAAGTCCGTAACCATGTGGGGCGCCGTCGCCTACGCAATGCTCGACGTAGTGGAGAAGTTTGGCGCTGTGCCTGATGGGGCAGCGGCCGCAGTTCTCCATATGTTCCAGGGCTTGGCAATGGTAGCTACCATCTTCGGCCTGCGGCGCCGATTGCCCAGCTCGTAATCAAATTTTGATCAATAGCCATTTGCATATAAAGTGAGAATGCAATGAGCCTAAAGTTGCTTGATGGAGTTGTCGCCGACACGACGGGAGCGGCCTTTGAGCTTCCGATGTATAATAGGACGAAGCATCCGAACTTTGGTGTGTTCGTCTGGAGTACGGACTTTGGAGGGGGGACGGTGACGCTACAGGTGAGTCCAGATGGAGTGAATTGGTTCACTGCGCGTACTCCAGCAGATGCACAGATTACTACACTGGTATCAGATCACTTTATCGCCGCGCTGCGTGGTGCGTATGTACGAGCGAAGCTCACCGGCGCTACGGCACCAGCGGCGCTTAGTGTGTGGCTCTTCTAATGGACAAGCTCTCAGACGAAGGATTCATCATTGAGAACCTTTTCCGCATTGCGGATAAGGAAGGACGTGATGTAGACTTCCATCTGAACCCCGTGCAGCGGGACTTGGATATGACCATTTCTGGAAGGGATCTGGTACCGAAGGCGCGGCAGGAAGGCGTGACTTCGTATATCCTGGCAAGATTTGCTGTGGCATGCCTGATGCGCCGCAATACCAGAGCGGTCGTAATCTCACATGACCAGGAAAGCACGCAGCGCATGCTGAAGCGTGTGAAGTACTATCTGGAAGAGATCAAAGGTCCAAGGCCTGTCATCCAGAACATGAGTGCGAATGAGATTACCTTCCCGAAGATGAATAGTATGTTCTACATAGGAACGGCTGGGTCGAGGAAGTTCGGCCGCGGCGACACCATTACGCACCTTCACTGTTCTGAGTACGCATTCTGGTCGAATCCAGCAGACCTGATGCGGGGCCTCCTTCAGGCCGTCCCAGCCTCAGGTGAGATTGTAATTGAGAGTACTGGCAACGGGCTGAATGATTACTACCACAGGTGCATGCGGGCCGCCGCAGGGAATAGCCGATGGCGACTGCACTTCTACCCATGGCATACCTTCCCCGAATACCAGGTCAGCATGACACCAGAGGAGCAGGAAGACTTCCTTTCAACCTTAGACGATGCACTTGAGGAGCCTGCACTGCTAGCACGTGGTATCAGTGTAGAGCGCCTCCGCTGGAGACATGATAAACTGGAGGAGCTGGACTTCGACCTGAAGTCGTTCAAGCAGGAGTATCCGGAGACACTGGATGAGTGTTTCCAGATGACTGGCGATTCCATCTTCCATAAGGTAAGATACACTCCGACAGAGAAGTGGCAGCGTGCCACTACACACCTATGGCACTTGGATGGGCATGACTTTCCTGGGCATCCGTACGTTATCGGGGCAGATCCAAGTGGCGGTGTGGGGAAGGATAGTTCCGCAATCCAGGTGATCTGCCTAGAGTGTATGGAGCAGGTAGCGGAGTACGCAAATAATCAAGTGGACCCGGAGCAGTTTGCGTATAAGATAGTTGAAGTAGCTCATCTGTACCATAAGCCATTTGTTGTGGTTGAGAGTAATAACCACGGTATACTCACGTTGGCCACGCTTGAGAAGATATACCCGAAGAGTCTGCTGTATACAGAATGGTCTGCAAGCGACCGTGAGGAAGCGCAGATTGCCACCTTGGGCTACCGCACCACGGCCAGGACCAAGCCGCTACTGATTGGTAATCTCAGGTCGGCCCTGGCGCACAACTTGACTATCCACAGCCCGTTGTTGAATAGTCAGCTTTCTACATTTATTGAGTATCCAAATGGAAAGCTCGCAGCGCAGGAAGGTTGCTTTGACGACCTGGTGATGGCTGCTGCGTGCGCTGTGCGCGGCGTGAATGAGGCGGCTTCGCGCCACGCTTCCCGTACTCGCCCCATACCACAGGCTGCTACATATGACCCACTCAGCCTAGATGCGGCCTTGGATGAGTTGAGAGGCCGCGCAGGCGGATATCCAATTATGCCTCAGCATGAGACACTACAATGAAGATTCTGGTGCTTAGTGAGAATGGCTTTGCTGTACCAATGGGGGACCTTGCGGCAGCGCAGGGCGATGACGTAAAGGTCTGGTGTGGGAAGCCCACTCAGGATGGACCAGCTCTGCGCGTTCCCAGCTGGAGGCCCTTTCTTGATGAAGCGGAAGCGATTGTTGTAGATGAGGGGTCACATAAGTTTGCCATCCTAGACGAGTTCTGGGGTAAGAAGCTCCTATTCGGCCGATGTCCGCAGTTAGGAAAGTGGCCACATTGTGCCTGGTCATCAATGGTTCCGACGGCACCGCAGGTAGACGAGATCTATAGGGCTGTGGTAGTTGTGGGAAAGAATACGCTGTTTTGTGTACGAGCTCCGCGACGTATCCGCAGTGCACTGATAGAGCCACTTGGAAACAGTCTCAGGTGTCTCCCGTATATCGGTCCTGTGGCATTTGCATACAAGTATAGATGGCTCTTCTGGCAGCCGATTCTTACTAACTTCCCCCGTGATCGTGGATATCCGCAGCTGGTAGCGTCCCTCCGCGAGGAGGGAACGTCAGTGGCAAAATTCTTGGAAGACGTACATGCCTGATGGGTATTCGAATAGGGACGGCCGCATCCGCCCAGATATTAGCTGGTGGATGGGGCAGGTAGACGCTGCAAAGCGCTTTAGGCAGGACTACGCTCATGAGAATAAATGGGATACTTGGCGAGCATACTATAGGGGAAACTGGCGTAGTGGGATTATTCCCGTAAATAAGTTCTTCTCCTTCCTGCGGATGACTGTACCGAGGGTGTACTTCAGGAACCCTGCCGTATCGGTTACACCAGGAATGCCTGGGTTTCTGGAGTTGGCATTTTCACATGTTACTAATAAGCTGGATAATAAGATTCTGCGCCAGATGGGCCTGAAGCGCGAAGCAAAGATGATGGTCCAGGACGCCTTCCTGTTCGGGACCGGGATCGGAAAGGTTGGCTACGGTGCGCGCTATGACGTAGGAATGAGTGTCGGAAGGCAGCCAGGCGGGGTGGATAAGAAGGGCATGCGCGTCGAGTACGACTCCCGGGCCTTTTCTGATATGTTCTGGTTCTCCAGGGTGCCGACTGGCAACTTCTTAGTCCAGCCTGGTTGCAGGGACTTCCGTGGTGCGCGCTGGGTTGGGGAGTGGATTCAGCGATCGAAGCAAGACGTAGCAGAAGATGAGCGGTTTGATAAAGCGGCGCGAGAGAACCTACCGGCTACCAAGCGAGACATGGCAGATGGGGAATCGTCCATAGATATGGTCGACTTGGTAGAGATTCACGATAAGAAGACAGGCCAGGTGATAGTAATCGCCCCGTTCGGTGGGACGGAGCAAGAGGGCGGCCGCGTTCTTCTGGTGGAAGATGATCCCTTTCAGGCAATCGCCGGTGGCTTGCCATACTTCCCTGTCCAGTTCAATCCAGATGAAGAGGTGTTCTGGGCTGTTTCTGATGCAAACGTCCTGGAGCCATTGCAACTGGAAGCGAATGAAATTCGCACGCAGACGATGAAGCACCGGCGGCTGGCAATCGTGAAGTTGCTAGTGAAGGCAGGAATTATCACGCCTGAAGAACGGGCAAAGATGCTCTCGGAGGATGTATCGGCCTTTGTTGAAGTCGGCGAGATTACTGGCCCAATTGAGCATGCGATTTCGAAGATGACAGTTGCAGACATTCCGCAGTCGCTCATTCAGGCAAACGGGCTTACGGAGCAGGATATCCGTGAAACGCTGGGGTTCTCTAGGAATCAGACCGGGGAATACCAAAGCCGCCGCGGCGATACATCGGCTACGGAAGCTGCGATTGTGAATCAAGCCAGTGAAATTCGTGTGGATGAGCGGCGTGACGTAATGGCTGATATGATTGAAGAAGTAATTCAAACAATCAATCCGATGATGTTTGAGCTATGGACCGGCGAACAGGTTGAGCAACTGGTCGGGCCTGGAGGTGCGGCAGTTTGGGTGCGGTTCAATCCGAGTCAGCTGCAGTATGGACACTATGTGGTACGAGTCGATGCTGAGTCAGCACAGCCTCGCACAACGCAGCAGCGAGAAGCGAAGGCTGTAGCTGTTTATAACATCCTAAAGACTAATCCAATGATTGATCCAGAGGTACTGACCCGTTATCTGCTCACCGAGATGGGTGGGGTTGAGCTTGACGACCTGATGCGGGCGCTCCCCTCAGCGCCTGGCCAGCAGGGAGGAGCTCCTCTAAATATTGGGCAGTTTGCCGACCAGCTTCGGCAGAGCTTTACCGCTAGTAGAGCTCGCGGGTCAGTACCTCAACTGCTTCGTGGTGCGTAGGAGGTAAAATGCCACTTTATGATTACCGCTGTCAGTCGTGCCATTTCGAGTTCGATGCATTCTCTCCGATGGAAGCTAGGCATAGTATGGCATGCCAGCTGTGTAACGGGCCAACTGAGATTGTGTTCAAAAAGGCCCCTGCGTTAGCCATCTTCCAAGCTGGCGTATGGGAAGATCTGGGTCCTGAGCCTATCTATATTGACAGCGCGCAGCAACTCCGTGATGAGGCGGCGCGCCGTGACGCTACAATTCCACTACTAGAAAATGGAATCTGGAGGACAAACGACGATGAAAGAAAAAGGCAGGAAGATAAGAGGGGTAGTGAAGATCACGTTCTACGACAACGAGGTACATGAGATTACGGAGTGTGAGGTCCAGACACTGAATGGACATATGCTGTCTATGGGACTTATCCAGCGGCACCTTTCGAAAGTCTCAATGGCAATCGGCCGTGCAAGGGCGAAGAGCCTGCAGGCCATTATGAACAAGGAGCGCGCAGCCCAGGCGGCCGTGCAAGGAGTGAATCATGGGAGCTGAAGATGAGGGCAAGGGAAAGTCGGCCGACGGCTCTGCGATTACTAATGAACAGATGATGCAGGCGCTACGCTTTATCCACACAGAGATCAAGCGCGTCGAGGGAAAGATCGACGCCGGGGCGAAGCCGCCTTCTGGCAACGATAGCGAGAGTGATGAGGGCACAGGGGCAATGGATGAATCGGCCCTGGAGCGTATGTCCCGCGTGGACTTTGGCAAGTTCCTCGCTGGGAATATTATGAAGACCCTGGAGAAGAGCCTGCTGAAGCCACTCAACGAGCGACTGGACAGTATGGAGACGAACTTCGACCGATACAAGGCAACGAAGGATGTCGAACAGGCGTCTAAGTCGCTGAAGAACTTTGACAAATGGACGGATGAGATCAAGCAGGTGCTTGAAAAGCACCCGTCCCTGAGTGTAGACGAAGCGTATGCACTGGCACAGACTGTGAATCCAAAGAAAGCGGATGAGCTGTCCAGTGCAGAGCGAGCAGCCGCGGAAAAGGCAGAACAAGAAAAGAAGCAGGCTGAACGAAGGTCGTTTGGCGGGCTGCTTCCAACGTCTGGGCTTACTGCTCGGAACGACAAGATGAACCCGCAGGAAGCTGCGGAGGCTGCCTTCGATGAGCTTCTCCCTGGTGTGAGGAACATTGAAGATATGTTTCCAGAAGCAACTGCTAAGGTTCAGTAGTAAGGAGGAATGATCTTGGGCACTTTGACTGAGACCCTGGATAACCTCTATACCACTACCTGGATGAACATGAAGAGCTCCGTGATGGATAACATCTTCACGGCAACGCCCTTCTGGTTCTGGCTCAAGTCCAAGGGTGGTCTAGAGCGTGCGGAGGGTGGACGGTTCCTTACGGAGCCGCTGCACTTCGCGAAGAGCGACAATGTGAAGTTCGTGCGAAAGGGCTCTACTACTGCACTGACCGATAAGGAATTCCTGACGGTCGCCGTGTATCAGTGGCGCTACTTGGCCGATGCCATTGTTCGCTTCGGCGTGGATGACCAGCAGAACAGAGGCAGGAACCAGATTATCAGTCTGATGCGAGCGAAGCTTGAGAATAGCAAGAACTCGCTGATTGATAAGATGGAGACGACCCTCTTCGGGAGTGTCGTATCAGATCCAGATGCCTTCCAAGGGCTGCTTGATATCGTTCCTGACGATCCGACGATCACAGGTTCGACCCTTGGCGGCATTGATCCATCTGTCGATACGTGGTGGCGCAATCAGGCTACCAATATGAACGCTGAGTCGTTTACTTCGCTTGGTAGGAAGCGAATGACGACGATGCTGAATAACTGTAGGAACAACCTTTCCAGTGATTCGCCGGACATCATCGTGTGTGCGCAGACACCGTATGAGTTCTACGAAGAGGAAACGGTTGAGCAGCGGCAGGTGGTCAACAAGACCCTGGGCGACGCCGGCTTCCAGAATATTGAATTCAAGGGAATTCCAATGATCTGGAGTCCGGCAGCATCGGCGCGGATGTACTTCCTGAATACGAGGTACCTGAAGTTCCGATACGATCCGCAGGTGTTCTTCGATATGACCGAATGGAAGGCGATTCCGAACCAGATCAATGACCGAGTGGCACAGGTGATTACCGCTGGTAATCTGGTGACTGGTCGCCGCCGCTGCCATGGTGTACTCTACAACGTGGCAACTGCCTAATAGGAGGAAATGCAAATGCAGCCTGGAACTGGTCTTGCTGCTTCGTTCAGCGGTCCCCTGACCCGTATCGACACTACGGAGAAGGAGCCACTGGGCAGCCACCGCTTGGAGGGTGGTAAGTGGTATAAGTATGTGAAGTATGACACTGGCGCTGGCTCGGTTGCTGGCGTCGCAGGAAATGTGTGTTACTATTACACGCTGGACGGGTATAAGTTCCACACTGTCACAAGCGACCTGAGCGATTCAATCGAGCTGGGCGCGGGTGTCCTGCAAGCCGCACTGGGTGACGGGCAGTATGGGTGGATCCAGATCAAAGGTCCGGCCACTATCACACCTGCCCTCACGGCCGGTGCAGATGGGGATCCACTGACTCCAACCGGGTCCACAGATGGAACGCTTGATCTGGCTACGCTGGTCACGGATCATATCTGTGCATTCGCTGGAGATATCTCCGATAAGGAGATCATGTGCGATTTTCCCTGGTAATCAAAATTTGATTCGGAGTGATAGCCAATGGGCGATCTTACACGGGCACAGCTACGCAGCGCGGTAGCCGCAAGCCTTGGTAATAGGACAGATATCAATGCGTCGATTGATAACTGGCTGAACTTCGCGCAGCGGTATATCGCACGAAGGCACGACTTTCGTGAGCTCCGGATTGTAGATGAAGTAACGGTAATCCCGGTTGGAGTTCCTGCTACTGATAAGACGTATTCCTTAGGAGTGACGAACCTAAAGGAAATATATGCACTGTTGAGACAAGTCGGCACTGATATCGCAGTAAAACTGACCAATGTACCCAACAGGCAGTGGCAGCAACTCGTCGGGAAACCGGATGCGATGGGTACTGGTGACGCTATGTGGTATACGCAGTATGGGAATTCAGTTGAATTTTCACCAGTCCCGGCGCAGCAGTTTACACTGGTACGGCATTATAGCAAGTGGCCTACCTTGCTCACTTCAGATAGCCAGGTATCTGACTATACAAACAAGGATGAGATTATCATAGCACGTGCAACGCATGAGGCATTTCAGTCGCTAGGGATGCTGGAGGATGCTGGCCGGTGGTTCTCGATCGCGGATGACCTGATGGATATGGCGATCAAAGAGGATAATTACAGGCCAGATGAGGTATTCGTTGCCCGCGGCGTGTCGGAGGAGTCTAGTGGCCCTTCGTCCGATCCATGGGCTGATCCATTTGTCAAGAGCACGAGGGTACAATGACGACCTTTACACGGGTATGGGATACTTCATATGAAGGTGATCCTGACGATGGAGATGAGGCGAGGTTCTACGCTGATCGGGTGCGGAAGCTCAAGGTCGATACCCGTGAGCGGGCTGAGGTAGATCATATATGGAAGGGCGCGGATAATGATGAAGATGGGACGCATAAGAAGGTAACTCTGGAGCCACAGGGGGCTGACCCAACTGGACAGGATACGAACCAGTCCATTCTGTATTCAAAGGTATCCAGCGGGATCACAGAGCTATTTTATCGGGAAGATAGTGCCAGCGGTGGTACTGTCACGCAGCTCACGCAGGATGGTAAGGTACGGATGGTGCCGCTTACAGGTGCCGGTACCCCAGCTGCCGTGACTGGAGATTATGTAGGCCAGCGGTACTTCGATTCGACGAATATAGGCTGGTATACATGCACAGCCGCAGGCGCGCCCGGCACATGGGTACCTGATATCGCGCCGGGTACTATTATGATCTGGAATAGTACCGTTGGAAGTATCCCGAACGGATGGAAGCGATGCGATGGGACTAATGGAACGCCGGATCTGCGTGGCCGCGTTGTCGTTGGTTTGGATGAGGGGCAGACTGAATTTGATACGGTTGGAGAGACGGGCGGCGCGAAGACCCATACGCTGGTTGTTGGGGAGATGCCAAGCCATAGGCATCAGTTGTCTGGCCATGGTGACGCTGGGACGACTGGTGTGTCGAAGTATAACGTAAATGCAACTCGTGATCTTGGTATAACTGATCCAGATCCACTTACGAACAGTGATAACTGTATTGACCTCACCGGAGGTGGTGGCGCGCATAATAATCTGCAGCCGTACGCAGCTTACGTTTATATCCAGAAGAAGTAATGTCCTACCTCCGGCCAAAGTTTGACGCGAGGGATATATATGAGCTCATCAGGGAGCTATATACCTTCGTCGATGACGTAAACGTTGCGCTGGAGAATCTTCGCTTTGAGGAAAATTTCCAGGCAGCGCTGGTCTCGGCCTCATTCACTGCACTAAACACAGCTGTTTCGTGTGCGCACAACCTAGGAACAACAGATGTAGGGTGGATAGTGCTTCGTGTGGAGCATAGTAATGCTGGCGCTGGGTCTGGTGATGTGATTAGTGTTGTTAGAAGAACAGCAGATGCAGTTAGCACAAGTGCAATTGAGCTTAGGGCATTCGCGGCCGGAAGCCGGACTGTCGATGGGAGTAATCCGATCAATGCGGTACTTTTGTTTTATCCTTTGTAGCTGCCTGCTCGCAAGTAGTGCGCACGCTGCCCGTGTGAAGATCTATACGGATACACAGACTTCTGATCCTAGCTGTGGAGCGGGTGAGTATGCTATTGTATTCCGTAGTGATACGGGGGCGTGGCGGAAGTGTGCCAATGGTACCTGGAGCGATTTTTCTGGCAGCGGATCACTTACGGACTTGACGCAAGTCGAGGCAGCTGGAGGAGATGACCAGGTACCAGTGTCAGACTCGACGAGTGCCTCGACCTGGCGCTCGCTGCCTAATTGTAATACTGGGAATTATCTTACATACGCGACATCCAGTAATAGTTTCGGATGTGAAGCTGGCACTGGTAGTTTTACATACGTCCAAGCGGCAGCTGCCGTGATGGCGGGCTTCTGATGCGCTGGCTCATCATTGCACTTGCGCTCCTGCTTGGGTCCATCGCACACGCAGATCCGGTCCTCCAAGATACGGATTCGCTGGAGGTCGTGACCTCGGCCGCCGGCTCCGTGGCGTACGACATCACCTGGTCCCGCGTCACGGACACCGCGCTGGAGGCCGTGGGCTCCGACACCGGCTCCATCACCACCGCCACTACCACCACCGTCGTCTCCGCTCCGGCCAGCGGGAAGAAGCTGCGCATCCGCCAGATCGTCCTGCGGAACGACCACGCCTCGACCTCCCAGACCCTCACCGTACAGAAGGACCGCTCGGCCTCGAACCGGGAGTGGATCAAGTTCACGCTCGCCGCCGGCAAGAGCGCGGTGATGGACTCCGAAGGCCGCTGGCAGGTGTACGACACGGCCGGCCTCCTGGAGACTGCAGGGGGCAGTGGAGGCGGCGCACCAACCACTGCGGACTACCTCGTGGGGACGGCGGATGCCGCTCTGTCCGCTGAGATCGTCGTGGGCACCTCCCCAGGTGGGGAGCTGGGCGGCAGCTGGGCCTCCCCCACCCTAGATGATGGGGTCACTGTTGATACTTGGACGCTCGGTAGTGCCACCGTTGGCTCAACTGCGGCATCAAACGATAACGACACCTCCCTCGCAACTACGGCCTTCGTACAGCAAGAAATCGACGACGGCGACAACCTCACGGACAACTGTGCTCTGGAAAACGACTCCACCCCAATCCCTGACTCGTGCGTCGGAGATGGGACTGATGGGGGTGGGGATGCTGTTCGTGTAGAGGACGGCGACAACGCCGGCACCTTCACCGCGATGACCGACCTCGACTTCGAGGACTCGGGCGACATCAACTTCGTTCGCACCGCAGGCCCGCCGGATCAGGTGAGCGGTCAGATCCGCACCGACGCCGTGGGGACGAACGAGATCGCCGCCGACGGGGTGAGCGCATCGGAGCTGAACGCCACCGGCGTCGAGAGCGAGCTGGAGACCGAGCTGGACATCGCGGGCGACGTGGATGGCACGGGCCTCGGCGCGGTGGACCTCGACGAGGCGGCGGTCGAGGCCGAGCTGGAGGCCGTGCTCGATCTGGCGGACCTCCAGGAAAAGGACATCGACTCGCTGACGGGTCAGTCCGCTTGGGGCACCGCTGCCACCAAGGACACCAACGACCTGACCGTGAGCGGCGTCGAGGTGGACTTCGAGGCCGGCGCCTCGGAGGGCTACCCGCGCATCGCCCAGTCCACCACCTCCCCATCGGGGGACTGTGATGCCGCCGGAGAGGCCGGCCGGCTCTACTTCGACACTGACCAGGACACCGACGGCTCCCTCATGGTGTGCCGCGGCACTTCGGGGTGGAAGGACATCGACGACGACGGCGGCGCCGGGAGCGGGGACAACGTGTCGGTCAACGGGACCGGCGCGACCGATGCCGACCTCGATAACAGCACGCCCGCCGCGCCCGCCGGCTCGACCAACG